CAGCACGTCGAAACATTCTTGTTTCCCCAGTGCGCACCCTTCGAGTTTTGAGAAAACTCGTCGCAGCAGCTTTTAGCGCTAACCTTGAGATAATGTTTGCGGTGTTTGGACGCCGGTTCTCGAACCTCTATCTCGAGCGCAGTCACCATGATGACCTCACCACCAGCGGTGAGAACATCCGTGACTGGTTTTCGAAAACTGACTTTACGCATATCAACCCTTACCCTCGCCATACTCATGGCGAGTCGGCTGCTGTGCGTTCAGTTGGTTCCAACTTTATTGAGTTAGTCTCTCAACTGTCGTCTGGACAACCTTTCTATTTTCAGGGATCGGTTGCCGATCAGAGACGCGGTAGGGAGACCTCAAGGGAATGGTTCTGGGCGAAGGATTTAAGCATGCCTGTATGCTTACCTCCCACTTCGGACGGAATCTCTGAGCAAGTTTGTGCGATGGTTGACGTAGACGAATATGTTGACATGCCTACTATGTTGGCTGTCAACTTTCGCCCCTATCTTCTGTACACTTTCGTACCCAATCGAGCTGCCCACGATGTCGGTGATCATGCTTACCGGTTTGATCGCGATGGCAGTGTTGAGTACGTTGTGTCGGGAGGTGGGACTTATCGTCACCATTTGTGGGACTATTCTCATGATTCGCTTAAGGTTGAAGGGACGGAATGGTTGTGGTTGCAGCATGGTCTGGTGTTTCCGATTCGAGTGCGTTATGTCGCCTTTTACAAGGTTGAACGACGCAACATCGATGCGGACCATCAGGTCGTTTTGCTGTCACCAATGAAACGGTGGTGTGAGATTGTGAACGGAGGTTCAGCGTCTCTTGCCGATGCCATGATCGATGCCCCCAAGCTTGTGCGGTTTAACCCGGTGGTTGGTGATTTTGTCAGGGTCGAAGTCAAGACTAGCGATGGTCTTTGCGTGTCGACTGCGAGAGTTGGTGATTTTTCATCGGCTCTAGTACCAAGGCGTGTGGATGAGGAAGCTTCGCTCAAATCCGCCTTGACCAAGGACAAACTCACTATATCCATGGTTAAATCATCTTTTGAGAATAGTTCCGTCACTGACAAGTTCGGAGCTGAAGTTATGACCGCCTACCATCGCTCGTTGGTCAAGGACACCGTTTCGCGTGTCTTCACCACGACTGAGGGTGTTAGGGCATACCAGTTCCTTCCCAAGTTGGCCGACCTAGATCCGGACGCTAGGCCCACGATGCGCGCTTTTATGAAACCCATTGTCCACGGTGGCTTTTGCCCAGCGGACGTTAGGTCTTCAGATCAGCGAGGCGTCGATAGGCGTATCAAAGCCGTGAAAACCACCACTTCATTAACCCCCATGCTTAAGGCCACTATTGACGCTTTTGTTAAACGAATCGCGACTGAGACTTTAGTCCCTGTTGACGAGGATGTCGTTAGAGAACGTCAATCGAGGCCCACGCAGCGGGCTATACTTGAACTGGCTGATTTTCAGTCACAATCTGGGGTCTCAAGGACCTTCGTTAAGAGGCAGGCAGAGACCAAGATTGGAGACCCGCGCATCATTACTACTATTGATGGCAGCGACAAACGTGATTACTCCATGTTTACATATGCCCTTAGTGAACTACTCAAGAAATTGGCTTGGTTCATTAGTGGTATGAAACCTAGGGAGATTGCGGAGCGCGTGGCCGTTGTGGCTCAGAATGATGTGTGGCTTGCTGAGACAGACTTCAGTCGTATGGATGGCCATATCTCTGAGGTGCCGCGTTACCTGGAAATGGAACTGATGAAGGCTCTCTTCGCTCCTTCACAACATAAGCGCATGCTAGAACTGATGAGGAAACAGACTATGTTGCAATGCACTACCCGCAATGGTGTACATTACAACTCTGGCTTATCCCGTGGTTCAGGCAGCCCTGAAACGTCACCCTTTAATACCGTGCTTACGGGATTCGTTATGTATCTTAGCTTCTTTTTGGATGGCTATGATCACAGCGAAGCTTGGGTAATGTTGAATGGTGCAGCAGCTTGTTGTGGGGATGATGCGATTGGATCGGGCCTCAAACAGGTGCATACCGAAAAGGCAGCATCTATGGTCGGGCAGAAGCTTACGATTAGTATTCGTCGCGTGGGAGATACTGTGTCATTTTTATCCAGGCATTATGGGCCCGATGTATGGTTTGGTGACACGGATTCATGTTGTGATTTCAAGAGACAGCTGAGTAAGTTCCACTTGGCTACTTATGTCGAACAAGACATTAAAGCCCGCGAAACGAAATTACGTGAGAAGTCCTTTGCTTACTTCTTAACAGACGAACACTCCCCGGTGTTGGGTGACTTTGTGAAGAAGGTGCTTACGCTAGCCCCTGTACAACACGGTGAAGGTGTTGGCAGAACATATACCAATATACTACGTATCTGGAATTCAGAAATACCAAAACAAGACCAGTACCCCAGTAACGTAGACGGTTATTCTTGGAAACGTGAATTATTCGAGCAACAATTGCCAGATTTTTGTATCGAAAATTTTATCGCGTGGCTAATTACCTGTAAAACATTGGAAGAAATTATGTCGCCGCCTGAACCTGTTGTTATTGAAGCTAAGCACCCTGGAGGATCTGAAGCTGTCGAGATTGATGGAGACATCATCCAACCCAGCGTTACGCAAAACACTGAGTTTGGACCTCGACATCAAAGTCCAGGCCGCCGCGGTCGACGCAGCGGCAAAGCTGTTAAGAGGACGGAACGAGGGCGCAATCCTCGGCGAAAAGCCGGGGAAACGAAAACCAAGGCCAAAGTTGCCCAGCATAAGGCTAAAAACTAGTCGGAATTGTTTTATTCCGGCGCGCCCGTGACCGAGGCGTTGAATCGGCACGCCAACCTCCTTGTTTGGAGGGGAAGCTTAATAAGGC